ATTGAGTGACCTCATGCCAGTGACCAATTCGATAAAAATCAATAATCTTATTAATTTGACTCTGACGTTTGGCTAGACAATTATTAAGCGTATCACGGTTTAGGTTTTTACATTCATCCCCATGCTCAATAAGAAGTGTGTTATGGTAGATATTCGTATGGGCATAAAGACCATTTACGATATCAAACTTAACATTCTTCAATTTATCACGCTGAGCCATAAGTTCGAGTGATTTATAGATGATATACGTGAGATTTTCTTCGCCGGGATTACTGTATGTTTTATCTTCAGAGCCACGGTCATGATTACCTGTTACGCATGGAATATCTATCTGAAGTCCAGTAGCCGCAATAGGAACAATTACATCTAGATAGATAGACTGGATAGCTTCAAAGACTTGCTTGGAAGTACCAAACTCAGAACCTTTAACAGATTCCTTACCATGCATATCGGCATTTTCAATGATGTCTCCAATCATAGAGATGATAATACGATGAACATTATAGTTCTTACTTTCACGAGCGACTTCATCTAGAACTACACGAGTCATCTTTTGAACACGCCTGCGAATTTCAGCCACATTAACTTTGTCAGTTTTTTTACCGTAATGGACATCTGAAAACATAAGCTCAAAGGTCATGTTTTCTTTCTTTCTATCAAGCTTTGGTTTAGCAATAGCAACCTTGGTTGTAGCTACTGCCTTTACCGCATCTTTAATAGCATCCATTAAAGCTTCACGACCTTCCAAGTAATTCAAGATAGACTTGTTTTCCTGAGCAACGTAAGAGTTAGCCTTACGCTTAGTGTGAATCTCTTTAAGGGCTTTAAAATGGGCGTCCGGTTGTTTTTGAATATCGCCATAGCGATAGTAAATCTTCTTTACGCCATCAATCCCGGTATCGCTCTTAAATTTTTTCTTAAATTTCTCCGTAATCTCTTCCCAAGAGAGGTCTGTATTCTCTTTGAGTTGAGCTACGAAGATAATTTTATCTTCAGTTATCCTTTCCATTATTAACCTACGCTTTCTTCAGAAGCATCCTGAGCAGCTTCGGCTTCCTGTTCTTCCGAGGCTTCTACTTGAGGCTGATTAATAGTGTATACTTCTGTGATTTCCATAGAGGTTTGAGACTTTTCATCAGAGATAGACTCACCGGCTTTTTTACCAATAAGAGAATCTTGGACCTCTTGCTGTAGGCTTTTAACTGCAAATTGAATGCGTGGGTTAATTTCCTCGCCTTCAGAGCTTAGCTCTCTACCTACAACAAAACTTTCAGAAGTAATAGGAGATTCATTATCAAGAGTAAGAAGACCGTTATCAATCAACATTTGAACACGAGCTTTAAGCTCAGTGGCTGCTTGGTTTACAACTGCTGTTTTAACTGAATCGGTAGTAACTCCGCCTTCATCTCCAGCCTTAACAATAGCGTTAATGCGTTTAGCAAGAGCTACGTCTGTATCCGCTAGAGAATTAACCCTTTCCAATAGAAGCTGGATTGCTCTATCCAGTTTGGATTCCAAATCTGTGATTTTGGTTTCCAGAGCCTCCAGCTTCTGAGAAGCATTAAGTTTAGATTCTGGCTTTACTGCTGCTGCTGCTGACTTTTTCATTCGTCGTCTCCTACTGTTTGTATTTGGGTTTTACTAAATTTTTGAGCCAATAATCCCATTAGATTATCTTTAGTGTTTTGTCCGGGCGTTCTTATTTGTTGAGCTTGGTAATGCATAGCTAAAGCATCTGCATCAGGCATTGGCATAGCCTTAGATGACTTCTTCTTACCTGCATTAATATTCTTACTTGCCTCCATTAGTTCATCGGCAGACATCAAGTGAGCTGGCTTTCTCTTAGCCATATTTTTAATATCTTCCCTAGCTATTTGTTCTGCTGATAAATTATCAGTTCTAGGCTTTGGTTTCGCAACTTGTTGAACAGGTCTAGAAATAGGCTTCCTAGGTTTTGGCGCTTCTTCAATTTCTTCTTCTTCCTCTTCAACTTCTTCTTCGGGTTCATTGAAAGAACCTAAGCTCATCTTTTTTAAACCTATCTGTTCTTCTTGTAAAGGTTTGATAGAATTCATACTTTGAGCTTCGACAGTTTTGGTTGAGGGTGACTTAGCTGACTCGCCCTTGGTTCCTTTAAAAGCCAAAGCCTTTAGAAACTCAATCTCCACATCATTAAAAGGTAATTCTACCTTAATCTTCTGTTGAACCGCCGGAGCTTGAGCTACTTCCTTTTTTTCAGATTTCATTCCTAATAGGATTTGAAGTCTTTGTAAGATAAAGTCTTTAAGTTCAGTTTCAACATTTTTAAGGGAGGCTGCATTAGCCTTAACCCCTTCAAATAGATTATGCTTAAGAAGCATCTCATATAGACGAGCTTGGTCTAATTGTACCATAGCAGTCTGAAGAACATTGGTTTCGTTACTGCTTAAAGCATAAGCTGATTTAGCTACTGGCTTTGAAGATTTCTTAACAGGTTGGGATTTAGGAGCCTGCTCCTCCTCTTCCTCCTCAGATTCTTCTACTTCGTTAAGAATTTTTTCTAGCTGGGCATCGTCTGGGACGTTGCTTTGTTCAAATTCCGATGACTCATCGTCAGAGAATATGTTTTTCATAATTCACCTCTAATATATTATACCACATTTATTTACGCTTCGCAGGCAGCACATTCTTCTTTCTGTCTATTGACCATATCACCTTTCAAAGAAGACTCAGCTCTACAGTAATATAAACCCTTTAGGTTACTTTTCCAAGCCTCTACATGAACTTGATGGACATACTTAGGGTCAGAATTCTTACCAAAAAATAAATTTACGCTTTGACCTTGGTCGATATACTTCTGACGCTGAGCTGCTTGCTTAATAATAGCAAACTGATTAATCTCACGAGCTGTTAGGAAAATCTCTTTTTCTTCAGCGGTTAGAAAAGTTAGGTGTTGGACCGAACCATCATTCTGAGAAATTGATTTCCAGACATCTGGCAAATCTTTATTCTTAGAGATAAGTAGTTTTTCCAAGGTCTTATTTTTGCGTAAGAAAGTACCCTTAGCCGTTTTAAGTGCAAATACGTTAGCCGCTATAGGCTCAATGCCTGCTGATACAGAGCCTGATATAATAGAGTTAGATACCGTAGGAGCTACTGCAATACAGTGACTATTTCTACGACCTAGACCCTTACACCATTCAGGCTCACCATATTCTTTAGCTAAGTCTGCCGTAGCTTTATCTGCATCCTCACGCATCTTCTTAAAAATCTCATTATTATACATCATGGCTTGGAAGCTATCGAACGGGATATTATTTTCCTGAAGGAATGTATGCCACCCCAGTACTCCAATACCAATCGCACGAGATTTCTCAGCAAATCTTACAGAAGCCTCGAACCCCGGAATACCCTTAGCTTTACTGATATATTCAGTCATAACAGCGTCAAGAGCATACGTGGTAAGTTCTGTTAATGTTTTACCCGAGCGTGGTGATTTCCAGTCTTTCCACTCTAGGTATCTAGCTACGTTTTGACTGGAGAGACAGCATACAAAAGTATGTTCTGGGTCGGTATATAGATAAATCTCATTACAGATATTAGAAGTCTTGATAAAAAGACTGTTTTGAATATAGCTTTGAGGTCTTTGGTTATTTACATTATCTTTAAAAAATAGATACGGTTCACCCGTCTCAAAACGACTCTTGATAATTTCAGTCCATAAATGACGAGCTTTCTCTTCGCCAGATTCTAGACGTTTCATAAACTCATCGTCTATACAAACAGCGTGGTGAAGATTCATACACCTGCGATTGACATCTCCAGTAGGGCGGCGGATATTGATAAATTCTTCAATATCGGGATGGTTGATATCTAGGTAAGCAGCTCCAGCTCCTCTACGAGTAGAGCCCTGACTTACGCTTACACAAGTTGTATCGTAAACCTTAGCCCACGGGATAACCCCCTCAGACCTTCCATTGCCCTTAATTAAGGCTCCTCTACCTCTAACGTCTCCTAGGTAGATACCAACGCCAGCGCCGTTTTTAGATAACATAGCAAGCTCGTGGGCTTTACCAAAGATAGAGTCTACAGAATCTCCTACATGGATACTATTACATGAGATAGGAAGTCCACGGTCAGTACCTAAATTACATAGAACAGGAGTAGCAAGACAAAGCCAATTATTCCATATAATTTCAAAAAAATCCTCTTGTAAATCAGGTCTATTGAGGGATTTAGCCATAGCGCTACTTGCTCTAACCCAAGCTGTACGAGGTGTTTCATTAGGACCTAAATAACCACCATACAAAGTCTTAAGTCCTTCTTCAGTTAGCCATTTTGGAGCTTCCCCACTATCTTGCAATTTCTGTAACATAAGACTCCTTATAAAACTGAAAATTAAACCCTAAATGACTTTTTCTTTCATTACGACAGCAGCGCAATATACAAGACGAATTAAACCCTTCCTTAGATAAATCTCTTATATCTTCATAAATACAAGAAATACTACCTTTAACTTTACAAATTTTATTTGTATTAAGATTATGAGGTATAGAGCCTTTCTTTTTAAGCGATATTTTTTGTATCGTCTTTAAAGAATGTTTTTTGTTGTAAAAATGATTTTCAGCTCCAAACCTACTTCTTTTTAGATTAGATTCTTGTGACTGAGTTATAAAACCCTTTTTGCCTTTATTCCAAGGTATACTTCCTTTCTTACCTTTATTCCAAGTTGGTTTACCTTTTTTAGCTTTACTCATTTTAGCAATAGTTTGTTCTGTAAAATTAAAATTAGAATCACCGCCAGTAGTTAAATTATATCCATTAGGATATAAACTATCAAGACTATTTATAAAATATTTTTCAAAATAATTTAAATCATGTTTATCAAAACATATAAATAATTCTTCAAATAAAAAATTATCAAAACCGTATTTATTAAAAGCATTTTTTAAAGCATACTGACCTCCGCCTAAGTTGCTTTTATATTGTTTTATTCTTTTATCTAATCCTCTGATGGTTTGACCTACATATGTCTTATTGTTAATTAGGTTAGTTATCTTATATATGATTAATTTACTCATACATTTTACTCCAATCTATAGTGCCTTTAGAATACGAACTTACACGACCGGCAAAAAAATCTTGCATTTCAACACCGTTGGAGAGGATGTCAAACCACATCATATTTTCAATAGATTCTTTTTTAACAGATTTCCAGTTAGTCTTAAGACCTAAGTCTTGAAGTTTTGTATTAGCTCTGAATCTAATATAGTTTTTAAGGTCATCTTTAGATAGACCCTCCATATCACCAAGTTCAAAGGCTTTATCAATAAATTCATCCTCAAGCTGTACTGTAACTCTGGCAGCTTCGTAAATATCTGCCTTTAGCTCATCAGTCCAGATATCTGGATTTTCTTCAATAAATGTACGGAACAGCCAGCACCCAGCTTCAGAATGTAGGGATTCGTCCCTAATACTAAAGGCAATAATTTGACCTAAGCCTTTCATCTTGTTGAATCTCTGAAAGTTCATGAGAATAGCAAATGAGCTGAACAGGTTTACGCCTTCATTAAATCCAGAAAAGATAGCAAGTGATTTAGCTATATCTTCCTTGGACTTACCTTTAGCGGATACTAGACGGTCAATTTTGGCTTTAGTGCTAGGGTCGTGCATAAATGCGGCATAGTCATCCAATCCCAAGCTATCGTTCAAATAAGCGTAGCTTACAGCGTGAATGGACTCGAAGGAAGAGAAGGTAGCAGCCATCATCTGAATCTCAGGATGCTTAAACCATTTCCCTACTTTATTACTCCAGTAATCTCCAATAAAGATTTCGGATTGAGTAAATCCCTTAAGAATGTGTCCGATTACATGTTTTTCTGATTCTGTTAAGTTTGTTTTAAAGTCACTTATATCACCAGCCATACTAATTTCCGTATGAAGCCAGTGAGCTTGTTGTTGCGATTCCCAGTACTTATAAGCTTGTTCATAGACAAAAGGCTTATACGTAGCTCTAGAGGACATCATGCTCATATTACCTCTTTTTTATTTCTTTAATTTTAGCAGTCTTTTCTCTTCCCGTAAACGCTTTCTTTCTTCTTTCTCTACAATTTCTTTAAATTGCGCTTCAAGCTCTTGCCTGTAAAGCTCTTCCCACTTAGGCTCTAATTGTTTACTAAAGAAATAGTACTCCTCATCCTTATCGATTCTTTTAGTAATCCCCTTCTTTTCAAGATGCTCTGCCCACTTTCTTCTCATAAAGTTTTCCTTATGAGTTTTCTTTTGGTGGCAAAACTGTAAAAAAGTCGGCTTATTCTTTTTGCCTTTCTTGGGATTACAAATCCTCTGTAAGTTAGATTTATCACAAATAATCTTGCTAACTATCTCATTATAAGTCAAATCATCGTTTGTCAAATAAATTGGAACCATAGGTTCGATATGGTCGATAGCAATATTGGTTGATGAAAAAAGCTCTCCACAAACTTCACAAGTCCGTTTAACATGGGGTTTCTTGGAAAGACTGCCGTCCTTATTATATTTAGGAACCTCAACTCTAGAAGCTTCATGAACTTCTTTGAATTGAGGTGCTTGTCTAAATAGCCTACGGATAGCGCCGATAACTAATCGTTTCTCGTCTTTCCATTTACCGTTTTCATCGTATGGGGATTTATTCTGCGCTTTCTTCTTTTTCTGCTTCGCCATCTGTCTTCTCTCTAATTAAAATGTTTATATAAGCCATTTTCATTTTAAGAGCTTTCATAGCGTCATTATAGGGAGCCTTAAGTTCTTTGAGCTGTTCCTGAACATCTTGAATTTCCTCATCTTCTTTCAAAGCCATTTCGGTATCTTCTTTATGCTTAGCGTACATAAGCATATTCTTTTCCAAATCAGCTACGGTCAAGCCGTCCACACTGTCTGTAAAAGTCGGATTATCTTTCTGTACTTTTTTCTTTAACATAGCTCTATCCATTTACTCCTCCAGAGTATCGCTCCTATAATCAAATTTAGGTAGCCGTTTTAAACAATCTTTTTTATTTAGATGACTTACTGTACTCTCAATTAGACATAGTGCAACTTGTTCATTTTCATGGACTCTCCTTTTAGAATTACCTAGACTTACTGGAAAAGCACTCTGAGCCATAAGGGTTTTTGCGTTACTGACAATAACCTCTAAATCATGCTTATCCATCAACAATTCAGCTTTAGTCAAATGGATATATTTATCCATGAGCTGACGAAGGGTTTGCCTCCTATCATTGACATTCTGATTATCAATATGTTCAAAAAAATTGATAATATCAGAATCTAAAGTATCTTTAACGCTCATGGTTTCTCCTATGATTTATTATACCACAAAACTATCTTCACCTTGACGAACGACCATAATTATATCATGAACTAATGCTTTTAATTCTGCACTATGGTCAACGATAATAATTTTCTTATTAGTATCTAAATTTTGTAAAATATCTAAACATTCAGTTTTGTTACAGGCGTCCAAACCGTCGAACGGCTCATCGAGAATAAAAAAATCAGCGCCCTTACCAGCCTTAGTTTCAATCATCTCTATTAGAGCTAAATCTACAGCTAGGTCAATAGAGGTTCTTTCGCCTCCAGAAAGT